AGAAGCAAAAAGAAAAAGGCAGATGCCGAGGCTGAAAAAACCGAAGCAGATAACATCACAGCTTATGCTGCTGAATGGAAAGAATTGTACGAGAAGAAGGAAAAGCGAGTTGTCGAACTGGACGCCAAAATTGACCACCTTTACGCCGAGATAACCAAGTATCGTGACGCTATCCGCGAGCTAAGCGAAAAGAACAGCGAGCTTGCCGTTCAGAATCAAGCACTGGAATTCCGGAAATGCAATAAACATGGTTGTGCAGACCGCGTCCCACCAAGTGAATATTAACCAAATAAATAAGTATGAAGATATTGATTGATAACGGGCATGGTGAAAACACTCCCGGAAAACGTAGTCCTGACGGTTCGTTGCGTGAATATGCTTATGCACGTGAAATTGCAGATAGAATAGCACATGAACTTTCCGCAAGAGGTTATGATGCCGAACGCATTGTTCGGGAAACAGTAGATGTTCCACTATCAGAACGTGCAAGGCGTGTAAACGAAGTTTGCGGACGATACGGAACGGCCAATGTAGTTCTTGTTTCTATCCACTGCAATGCTGCCGGAAACGGTGCAGAATGGATGAACGCAAGAGGATGGAGCGCTTATACATCGAAAGGCAAGACAAAGGCTGATAAACTGGCAACTTTCTTGTATGAAGAAGCTGAAAAAAACTTTATCAGTCAAAGAATACGCAAAGATAATTCTGACGACGATCCTGACTGGGAAGAAAACTTCTATATTTTGAGTAAGACAAAATGCCCGGCTGTACTTACGGAAAACTTTTTTCAGGATAACAAGGATGATGTCCTGTACCTTTGTTCCGAAGAAGGCAAACAAGCTATTGTTAAAACCCATGTAGAGGCAATAACCAGATATATTCAGAAGTATGGTAAAATGGTTTAAAGATATTGTAGCAATATTGTTTGTGGTATTATTTTTCACATCACTGTTTTTTAATGTGCGTTTTTGCATATCGAATAAAAAGTTACCTATAAATGATACCACAAGAATAACTGTTTTCGATACCATACCCTATTACAAGCCTGTACCCAAGGATAGTACCGTTATTAAATACATCACGCAGATTCTTCCTACTGCAAAACCGGATAGTACGAAACAGACTCCGGACGTAGCAGATACGACTAAACCTCCAAATAAAGACAAAGACAGTGTTGAGGTTGAAATCCCCATTACGCATAAGATGTATGAAACAGACACATATCGGGCTTATGTAAGTGGCTTTCATCCACAACTTGACAGCCTGATACTTTTTGCCGGGCGTGATATAATGACCGTAACAGGTAATTATCCCAAACCCAAGAAGAAAA